AGTGTGTGTATGTCCATTCAAACCGTGGGTATGGTTTGGAGTACTGTGGCTGTGGGTGACGTTACTATTAATAGTTGTCGATCCACCTGTAGCATCAACAGAATAACTGTTACCAGCACCAATAACAAACCTATCTCTTAAGTCAGGAGTACTGTTTGAACCATTACATAAGACCCAGCCAGAAGGTATAGCGTTTGCAGCTCCAGACCAAATAAGAATCATACCCGAAACAAATGCTTGGATATTACCTATAGCTGTAGTCACATATGCAGTTGTCGCAACCTTAGTTGAGTTGTCAGATGTACCTTGTGTTGTTGCGGTTACACCGTTACTAAGTACTCCAGAGGTAGTTGATAGACCACCAAGCATTGACACGTTTACACCGTCAACTGTTCCTGATACTGCGATGTTTCCTGTTACCGTAACACCATTAGAGTCAGTTTCAAGCTTTTTACTTCCCCCTGCGTAAAGTTCAGCAGATTGGTCATCAGCTTCAAATTTAAGAACTATTTTATTATCAGTACCATTATGCTGACTAAAGTGCATATCTTCATACGTTCCGTTACCACCGATTCTGAAATAACCTTCTCCACTATTATTAAGGTAAGACAACATACCAGTTTGTACGCTAGTACTATATGAGTCGTTTCCTAACCGCATACCCCAAGGGTTTTGATCGTCAGTCTTAATATTTAAGATCGGACTAGCTGAACCATCATCTTCGAGAGTAAGTTTATCTCCAGTTATTTCTCCTGTTACGTCAATACCAGCAGAAAAATCGTGGTTAGCGTTAGATGTAATAGCACCGTTGTTTGCTACGGATACGCTTGACGAACCGTTTGCAATAGTTGTGCTGTCAATCGCAGTTGTTGAAGCTGCGGTAACTAAACCTTGAGCGTCAACTGTGACGATAGGGATAGCAGAGCTAGAACCATATTGACCAGCACTTACGCCAGAGTTTTCTAGTTTTGTACCAATTATAGCACCTGCACCTATTCTTCCAACAATGGAAGCTGAAGATACATTAGTCATATCTTCCGCTGCTACTGGATGCCCTCCAGCAGTTGAGCCGTCATGTACGACAGGTACATCTTTGTCTGTATCAATAGTAACTTCACCTTCGGCTCCAGTAAAGCTACTATGTTGCGAGGTTGTTCCTCGTCTTAGTTTTAATAATTTTGCCATTATGCTATAGCCCCGAAGTCTAGGGTTAAGTTAGTTGTTGTTATTACGTTTGGTGCAATAGTTTGACCAGCTAAAAGAGATACAATCTCACTAGCAGTTTGGTCGCCAGTTGCCCCAGCTTCTATTCCGTCTAATTTTGCTCCATCTACTGATACATCTCGCCCGTCAAAAGTTTGACTTGATATAAATGTTTGAGCACCAGTAAATGTGTTAGCACCTAATCCCGCTAAGTTACCTGTAGCAGTTACACCACCTTGCCAAGCTGAACCATTGTATACTCTAAGTTCATTAGATGTAGTATCAAAATAAAGATCTCCTTCATCTAAACCAGAAGTAGGTGCACTGCTTGCTATACGGTATCTATTAGCAAAATTGTTTACATTACTAATATTATTTCCAACTATGTTTACATTACTTATAGAACCAGCTACTGTCGTGATGTTAGAGTTAGCTCCAGCTACCGTTGTGATGTTAGAGTTAGCCCCAGCTACAGTATTTATATTAGTGTTGTTACCAGCTACTGTGTTAATATTGCTTGCGTTTGATACAACAGAGTTTATATTAGTTGCATTAGCAACAGCAGCATTAATGTTTGAAGCATTACTATGTACCGCATTGACATTAGAAATGTTATTTCCAACATTATTTACGTTTGTAATGTTCGTTGCTACTGTGTCTATTTCAGATGTGCCTTCGTTTAAATCGTCAGCAACAGTAGTTATCTTTGCAATGTTTGTAGCAGCTGTTTGAACAGAGCTTATATTAGCTCCAACTGTGTTAACAGAGTTATTACCAGATCCTGTATTGATTGCATCTGTGATGTTTCCTAAGTCTTCTGTAAATGTAACCTGCCCAGCAACAATATTAATGTTAGTTAGTGTTGCTTGGTTAGGTGTAATAGGACTAAAACCATCTCCAGCACTACCGTCATAGACCATCATAACCTTGTTAGATGAGCTATCAAACCACAAGTCACCATTATTTAACGATGAACTGTCAGCTCTAGTTGTAGGTGCAGAAGTACTGATTTGGTATCTGTCAGAAAAATTATTTATATCTGTAACGTTAGCTCCAGCAGCAGCAATGTTTACAGCATTAGCTGCAACAGTGGTGACTTCAGTAGCTTTAGGAACTAATCTGTGAAAAGTATATGTATGTAACGTGGTTGTTGTTTCTACCAAAAATCCAAAACCCGAAGGTATGGTAGCTGAAACTCCTGTTACTGTAACAGTGTTTCCCGATCCAGCTCCATTTGCAATAGTGACTGTAGTCCCACTTGGAGATAAATTAGTTGATGCAGCTTTAACTGATACAATAGTACCTGCCCCGTTGTTAACATCAGGGTTAGCAGTTGGGAAGGAAGTCTCGTTAGCGATAGCAACAAAACCACCTACGTCATCAACAAGGTCTATAATACGAGCATCTATAGCAGCAGTAGTAGCTACTTTAGAATCAGTACTTGACCATGTAACACCACTAGCAATAGTCTCACTAGAGTCTTGTCTAAGAAATAAAGCTTCAGATTCAGTTTCTGTGTAATATCTGTTATCTAAAGTCCCTGTTTCTATTTCAGAAGAGGTTATTTTATCACTTTGTAGTAATGTTTTTATCTCTGATGCGGTTTGATCGTCTGTTGCAAGAGCTTGTATACCATTTAGTTTAGTATGGTCTGCATCAGTAAACACATTACTGTCATTCGCTGCTTCTACAGCTGCCCGAATCTCTGCATTAGTTTGATCTCCAGTTGCTCCACTCTCTATACCGTCTAGTTTAGTACCGTCTGTGGCAACGTCTCTACCGTCTACTGTACCAGATACTGCAACGTTTCCTGTGACTGTAAGAGCCCCAGTAGCTGCTGTACCAGTAGTAGAAAGGTTTTGCGATCCGAAAGAAGGAGTCACTTTGGTACCAGCAATAGCTGCTGACCCATTAATGTCCTCATTAATTATAGTACCATTAGTTATATTGGCACTTGCTATTGTTATATCTGTAGGTAATGCTCCTGATCCTAGCTTATCTAGGGTAACAGAGTCATTTAGTAACTTAGAACCTTGTATATTCGCACTAGCGTTTATATCTGCGTTGACTATAGTTCCGTCAGTTATCATTGTTGACGTGACCGAGCCCGTATCAGTAGTCTTTACAACTGTATTAGCTGTACCTAAAGCATTATAGATCTTACCTTCTAGGTCAAACGCCTTGTTTCTAGCTTCTTGTGCAGTAAAATTAGCTTCATCAAACGCTCTATTAAGCTCTGATGCTCTAATTGTACTACCGCTAGTAAACGAAGTGTATGATCCAGAGGCATCTCTAGTCCTTCTTTCTACAAATACTATTGATCCAGTAGGTAACGCATTATTAAAGCGTACCGTACCATTATTATTGACAAGTGTGTAGTTCTTAAGTTGGTCTCCCACCGAGACGGGAGGATAATATAATCCATCTGTATTATTCACCTGTGGGTGGCTGGAAGTAGCAGTAGTATCTGTGCTTTGACGCAGACCTAATCTCCTAGTTCCACCACTTAAGGTTACATATACATCTAGATCATCTTGATTATTCAGTTCGAGCCCTGACAAACTAAAATCTGTAGTAGTATTATTGTTTGTGGCAGGGAAAAGTATTTTAGTTGTAACTGCCATTGATAGTCAATGTATAAGAATTGGTGCTATCTTGGAAATTTGTTGATTAAGAAGCTAACTTGCTCAAAATCTCCACTTTCAGTTAGGTCAGTTTTTGTTTCTGCTAGGCTTAGACGTTGATCTAGTTCAGGATATTCAATTCTGATTTGTGCCATAGCTCTAGCTTTTGCTTGTATAAATATTTTTCTTATCTCATGATAGAACTGTGTCTTAGAAACCTTAGCTCCATCTCTATTTAATAGACCATTATCTTTATATTCTTGTACCTGTGCTTTCCAGTTTGAGTCATTTATCATAACTTCTAAGTCTTTCCTAAACTGTACGTCCATAGACATAAGTCTTTGTAACTCAGAACGCTCAAAACTAGTAAGTGGCTCACCTTTATATGATGTAACCTCATCTGGTAGGTTAAAACCTATATCCATTAAAGCCATTTTCACAGGATCTTTCTCAGATATTTGTATAGCTACAGGACTTATTGCATTTAAAATACGTAACCAAGGCATAGTTGCGTTAGCTACAAACTTTTTACCAGATCTGTCCGCAGATAAAATATCATACTTAGCAGGTAAGTTTTGTTTAAATGCTAAGTCTCTTTTAAATATAAGTTCTGCAAAAGTATTAGCCTCTGTTTCATGGGCTTGCATTATATTAGCAAGACCTGCTAGTAAACCAGAGTAAGGTAAACTTCTTCTAGTTAGACCTGCTAGCGTATTAGTAATCTGAGGCCCAGAACTATCTGCGTTCATAAGTGTAAGTAAATCATCAACACCCGCAAACATAGATTTATCAATTAACACAGAGCCAAACATAAATGCTAGTTTTTGCATCATTGCATCACGTTCATCATCTCCTAACAAATGAGTGTTAGTTGCAGCCGTAGCTGTAAGGGAGAATAATGTGTTAAATGGTTCTAAATTTCTATAGGATATATAAGTCTTACCGTTGTCAAATGTAAATGAGTTAGGTTGTATTCCGTTAGACTTCCATTGTTCTCTAACTTCTCTGTCTGGTGGCATATCACCTGTCACCATACCATTAAGAGCTAGGTACCATGTCAAGGCAACTATACTATTACCAGCTGTCATACGACCACGCATTAATGCTTGAGCACCTGCAAGGTCTTCGGGTCTTATACCGTATTCAGCAAGGTTTTTACCGTTCATAATGTCATCAAACTTTCTGGTAAACCTTTCCATCTCTGTATGAGCAAAAGTCAGACGCAAAGCGTTGTAACTTGTACGCACAAATGGGAAGAAAAACCTTCCTCCAGGCATCGCTTGAAGGGTCTCAAACACCTTTAAATTAGCAGGTAGGGCTGTTGTTAAGGCAGCATCATTACCAGCCATTTCAGCAGCTTTATCTGATACAACATATCTGTTATCAGATTTAATAAAAATTTCGTCCCTAAAATTTTCCTCGTATTTTTTAGCATATTCAAATACTTCCCAGTAACTAGTCTTACCTTCTTCTATAGCTTTACGTGCAGCTCTCTGACGCATCTCTAGACGACCTATAAGGTTACGTGCAGCAGCGTCTCCAGCACCCATTAAGTTTACACTATATCTTGCAAAAGGACTTGTGTTAAAATCTATTAAACCTTTTAAGGCATTGTATGCAGCTTTATCAGATGCTGTGCCATACTGATTATAATACCTTTCTAGAGCTGCATATTTGACTAGATCACTTTCCATATCAAACTTACCTGCATATGTCTGTGCCTGTCTGTTAACACCTAAGTCCCAGTTATGCTTAAACATTTGTAGACTTTCTTTATGGGCGTTCATCAAACCGTGCATCTGTGTCATTGCAATCATTGCTTCTTTTTTGTCAAACCTTGTAGCTGCCCCTATAAATGCCATCATAGGACGCATAGTAGCAATTAAGTTTGTACTAAATATAGCTTTGATTGGTGTGGTAAGATTGCTAAGTAAAGAGTTATAATATACAGACGCTAGCTCTTTCATAAACCTTGGTGTAACATACTCTCCATTAACACGAGTAGCTAATTTACCTAAATTCATACTACTAGGTTTTAGAGGGTTCATTATATAACGTTCTAGATATTGATGTATATGTTCTAAACGTTGTACTACACCACCACTCAATCTGTGCATCTCTATAAGATCAGCAGCTTTTCGTGGCCCCATCTCTCTTGTTATTTTACGTAGATAAGCGTTGTATTGTGCTTGATCGCTTACAATCTGTGCAATACCATCATCAACACTTTTCTTAACGTAATCATCTAACACAAAGTTCTTTTGTTGTAGTAACGTATTACCACTCAT